TTTCCATACGAACTCTATATTTGGAAATTCTTTTCGTAAAACTGGAATCAATTTGGTTACTGATTCTTGCATATCACCTTCATGTTCACGAGCTTCTTCATTGAAGATACCACGACCTTTTTGAGTCTTGGCTGCTGTTTGACTTAAATGTGCACTTTCACTCATAATATATTCTCTTTCATATTAAAAAAATGAAAAGGGTCAATCCCTTTTCTCACTCTTCACCTATAATTATACCAAATCACCGACTCTTTGTCAAGTCTTTTCTTCATTCACTTGTACATTTCTACTAATTTTTGTATTAAATTCATAGCAACTGAAGTTGCTGGAATAACACTACCCAGCATGACTGCTTTATCGTTCCAGTAAAATCCTACAGCAGTCCAACATCCAGTACCAATAATATAAAAAACTTGACCATATATGGGTAGTCCTGCATTTTGTAGAAATATTCCAAACACAGCAGCAATTACACCTATCCATTTGAGATAACTGTCTGGTCCGCCTGAAGGTGTACTAGGTGAAACTTCTTCAAACTGAGCCTGCATTTCCTCAAGCTCTTCTTGCAGTCGTTTCTTTTCTTTTGAGAGTTCCATAGCAAGGCTGCCAGCCTTGCCCATCTGTTTTTCTTCTTTGTATTTTACTTGTGCGATATCTTCATCAGACATAATATATTTTCACTATGGTAATTCTCTTTCTTTGTAATGAAAAAATGACTCACTATTGTAACTCTTATCACAGATATACATATCAAAATGTGGTTTGTTTCCTACTTGAAGGTCATGGTGTTTTGCGCCCCATTCTTTTAGTTGTTTCTTGGTCAAATCGTATAGAGCATCTATTTCTCCAGATTTACATCCTCTTGCTGTCCAATATATGATAATATGTTTTTCATCATCATATAAAGAATTGATGTATTCAATACGAGAAGCAAATGGTTCTGCTCCAGAATAGTCTGATGGTATATCTTTAAATTTTTCATGTAGAATATTACCAGCTGTACAAATTGTACCATCCACATCAACATATATAATTTTTTTTGTCTTCAATTTCATGCTCATTATTTAATTAATCTTAAATCTACGGTCTACCATTCTGACTTCACTTTCACCTTGATCATAAATGAAAACTTCTTTAATCGGCCCGTCAATATTCTTATCCCAATAGTCTAGAAACTTCGTTATTCTTGGAAATTCGGGCAACTGGTCTTCTGTCTGCCACATGAATTCGTTCACTATATGTAAATAATCTGGTATGTAATAGACAACTTGAACTGTAGCAACTGTCCATTTGTTTAAAATGTAAGCCAAAACTATTCCTTTCCGGTTGAACCAAATCCTCCACCTCTATCGGTTTTTTGTTCTGGACGAACATCAGTTTGAAATATCATATACGATAGTTCATCAACAAGTTCAGCTTGACATATACGAATTCCATCGAATACAAATTGTTGATATCCACTTATGTTGTGAACCATCATAAAAACTGGTTCAACATAATCAGAATCTATAATGCCCACATTATTTGCAAGTGTCAATCCTTGTTTGAGAGCAAGACTTGACCGTGGATATAAACGAATTGAACATCTTTTTGGAATATCAAAAATTAATCCAGTAGGAATTAATGCTCTTTCGCGAGGATTAATTTGAACTTTTCCATCTACTACTTTTCTGGTTCTCTTGTCTAGTTGTTCATTAGAATTCATATATATGTTTACTTCTGAATTCTCTGGTAAAAATGAACATAAGTCAAAACAAGCAGAACCTTCTGTAGCACGAATAGGTTTGTTTACTGCTGGATTTGTTTTGTAAAAATATAAATCACTCGTCATTCTCGACATCAGCTTCCTTTTTATTTCCTATATTATATTTTGGTGTCAACTCCCATTCTTCCTTCTCTTTGAAAGAAAGAATCTTTAATTGACTCAATGGAACTGTAGGTTCTGCTGATTTATCTGGCACTACGAGGGAAATTAGTTCCCATTCAGAAAGTAGATTAGCAACCGTATTTCTTCGTGCTTCATCGTTTTCAGAAAAATTGGATGTCTTTCCGTCTAGTGCAAAGAGTTCTTTAAAATGTACTATGTAATATTTTCCTTGTTTGTGGAGAATATGACACGATTGAAATAATGTTTTTTCTTTGCGTGATGCAATACCGATTCTTGTGAGGGTTTCTCTTACTTTGAGAAAATCATCGGGTTCTTTTAATGTAACTTCAATCATCGATTGGATGATAGTTTCACTCATTTTGTTCCTTTCAAACCACCTAATTCAATATTTTGTCGAATAATGTCTAATTGTGAGTCATCGAGCAATGTAGAATAATCTCTTGCCTTTTCGTAACTACAATTGTAATATTTCTTGATTAATTCAAGAACATCATTATTTTCGCGTTTAATCCATTTACCCCATCTCTTTTTGGGTCTAATTGTATTTAGTAAAAAGTCAAATTGAAGTTTTGGATCAAGGTGGTTCTGAACATTCATTTCATTAGCATACAGAGCCGTATCGTGATTAAAACTCAAACCACGATTTATGATGAAAGGTAAATACTCCTTTTCTAGAATGGGTGTTTCATCAATCAGATTCTTCTTACCATGATTGATTTGTTTTATGAAGTCAAACGGGCTCATACGAACTCGCATTCCGCCATCAATTCTATCAGACAAGCAACCAAGTTAATCTCTTGGTCTGCTACGAAAGCGGATTTGTACTGATAACTAGCAATAATCAATACCGCTTGTGGTATGGATGATTTTTCCAGTACTTCATATAGTTTGTCGTAGATTTTACGATAGACAGTAGCAGGGTCATTGTCAACATTAGTAGCGACCCATTTTCTCATGTTCTGAAAGTTCTTTTCTCTCAGAGATGAAATTAATTGGTCTAAGTTCAATTCACCAATATTAGCTAGAATACCAGAATCAATATTTCCAGAGGATGAATATCTTTGAAGTTCGTTGATTACTCTACGAAAGTCAGGAAAATGTTTGTTGATAAGTTCAGCTACAACTCTCTTATCATGAACTATATTTTCAGAATCGAGAATATGTTCGCATCTTTCCATAAACTTAGATGCTATCTCTGGTTTTTCATCTTTGGATAGAACAAAATCGACAACCGCACATCGGGAATGTATCGGTTCAATAATACGATTTTTGTAATTACAAGTGAAGATGAAAGAACAATTATCAGCAAATTTCTCAATGAAACCCCTCATTGCTGGTTGAACAGAATCGGGATTTGAATAGTCTGCTTCATCTATGATAACAACTTTTCTTGAACTACCAGATAAAGATATAGTAGAACAAAATTGTGTCATCTTAGTTCTGAGAGTATCTATCATTCTACCCTCATCAGAACCATTGATGATTATATAATCGGAGTTGGTTTCTTCACATAGTGCTCTGGCAACAGTTGTCTTACCAACTCCCGCTGAACCAGATAATAATAGATTAGGAACTTTACCATCTTTAGTTAAATCAGATAGTGTTCCCTTGATACTATCCGATAGAATACATTCTGAGATTGTAGGAGGTCTATAACGCTCTACCCACAATAAGGAATCTTTTGCCATAATATTTCACTTTCATAATATAAATTATAATCAAATTACTCATCATAAGATGAGTTCGCTTCAAGAGCAATCCAATAGTTTAGAGTATCAGATTGACGTTTGAAATGTGATATTCTTTTAGAGGAAAGGCGAACATCATAAGTGCCTTCCATTATTTTACTGAGATTTTCTAGTTTGAATATCATACGGAAAGTCTTATCAGTAGAACCAACAACAGTTGAAAATGAATCAGACGTTACATTTCCAGTATCAGATACAAGAATATAAATTTCTTTTCCATCGCCTTGAACAACAACTTCTGGTAGACCAAGAGTATTAGCAGCATTGATAGTCTTCTTAAAAATATCTTCAGACAACTCAAAAGAAACTTCCGCATCTGGAAAGTCAATTTCTTTCTCAGGTGGAGTCTGAAACATCGAACTACTACCACAATAATGATATGTCGATTCATGACTACCATCTTTTATGGATACACTACTTTCCGAAAAAACTAGTTCGGGGTCTTTGAATAAAGAAAGAGTTCCAAGAAAACGATTCAGTTCGTAAATTGGAAACGTCTTAGGGAAATCTTCTCCGATTTCAACAGAGGCTAGAATTGTGTTTAGAGGGGATACAGTTCTGAGAGTGCTACCCTCACGAAATTCTAAACTTTGATTGATGTTAGCATAGTTCTTTAGGAACGATACTGTGCTTTCACTTAACTTCATTGTGTTCTCCTTGAGATTCACGGTTGTAATAATTATCATGTAAGTATAACATAATAATAACATAATGTGCGACTTTTGTCAAGTCGTTTCTATTAAATCCACCCTTCTTACCATAACGTTGAGCGTACTTAATTATATTTCCGATACAGAAGCCTTCACCGTGGCCTGCATCAGCAATAAACTCTGTTGATTGTATTTTGTTTTGAGCGTAGTGTGAAATATAGGTTTTATCAATTGCATCCCAAATTTCACTTAAATAATTGCCCTCATCAAAAACATAATCAATTTCGTTTTCGTTTGTTCTTTGAATTTGTTTTTTTTCTTCGTTTTTCATGATTACTTACTTTCGCGTTTTCGTTTCCGTGTGATGCAAATTCTAAATTTGCGAGACTTGCCATTGAACCAGTAAAAACATACGAACCCATATGTCCCAATTCCATCCACGGACAAAGAAATATTTGATATCCCATTTTTCTAGCAAATTGACAAAAGAAATAATCTTCTGAAAGATATCGGTCACTGCCACCAGACACACTACCAAGATATGCTTCTGAATCAATTACGGTATCAAAGTAAGCATGAATATTTCTATCACCCTTGAAATGTTCAGAGCGATTGTGATCTGGTTTGTAACTAAATTGTGGAAACGCGGCTTTGAAATCCAAGAATACTTGTTTCTTAATCATCATGAACCCTGTTCCGATTTCTAATGTATCAACAGGTTCAGATATTTGTATCTTGTGTGTATTTTCTACTGGATTGAAAACATAATCTCCTGTATATTTTTCCAGTACATTTGGGTCTTTATCTGCTAATCCTGAATCAACAGCGTTCCGAACTTTTTCCCAAGCAATACATTTTTTAGGATAAGGTCCGCCGATAATATCTTTGTCTAAAGCAGCAAGTGTCAATACGTCATTCGGGTCAAAGTGTATGTCAGCATCAATAAACATCAAATGAGTATAATGACTTCTCATAAACTCATCAACCAAATAGTTTCTTGCTCGTGGAATTAATGATTCGTTGAAAAGATAGAAGAACTTCAAATCCATTCCATACTTTGTTGCTACCGTAGCAAGGTCAGCACATGCTTTAGAATACATTCCAGAACACATTCCACCATACATCGGCGTACAAACCATTATTTTATTTTCTCGCAATTCCTCGACAGGTAATTTAACTTCCATTATTCTCCATTATAATTCACTAGATATGATAATAGGATGTTGATCGATTGACCAACACCCTATGTTATATATTACATATAATCTTCGACTTCCTCAACTGCGGGTTCAACTTCTTCAGTTTCTTCCAGAGTAACAGTTTCATCCAACTTGGAATACAAATCCATGAAAGTGTCTTTGGTCTGGTCATCAAAACGAGCTACACACATTGAGATTGATTTCATTCTATTTTTGAAGATTGAAAAAGCATTTACAATATGAACCAATCGGCGGGTAGAAATAATTTCATCAACTCCACCATCATAGAATGTTTTACGAATCAAGTCTGCCCAATCAACCAATTTCTTAGCATATTCTTCATCGGGACATCCGAGAGATTCCATCAACTTGTTTATGATGTTTTTCTCAGTTGCTATGGTAGGATACTCTTGTTCTAACGTGATTGGAAATCTCTCAAGGAAAGCTTCGTTGAGAATGTTAGTTCCGATAAAGCGTCCATCTTCTGAACCTTTACCCTTAGTGTTAGCAGTTGCCATAACTGTGAAACCAGCTTTGGGGCGAATCACTCGACCTTCTTTTTTGATAAGAAGTGGATTTCCTTCCAGAACAGGTTGTAAACACATGATCTTGTTTGAAGCCAAATCGACCTCATCCAGAAGAAGAGTAGCTCCACGTTCCATCGCTATAGTAACTGGTCCGTCTTGCCAAACTGTTCGTCCATCAATTAGAGCATAATGTCCAATCAAATCATCTTCATCAGTTTCAATAGTAATGTTGACTCTGAGAAGTTCTTGTTTTAGTTCTGCGTGGATTTGTTCAATCATCATAGTCTTGCCGTTTCCAGACAAACCAGTAATGAAAATAGGATAAAAACTACCAGCTTTTTTGATAGTTTTCACATCATTGTAATGACCAAATTTTACATA